TCCAGGGACAGCAGGTGCAAATTGCTGTCCATCCAAATAGTGAGGTCTCAAAAGATCTCACAGGTGCACTCGGTCTGACTAACCGGGCATCCTCTTCTGATTTTATAAAAGAAGATCAAGAGGTATCTTTCGTTGATATCGCAAACCAATGCGGTATCCAACGGGTTCTTCACGAACCTCGGAAAGACGATCTTGAATTCCTTCATCAGGAATTTATAGATAATAGTGAGCAGGAAATACTTGAAGGTCAAATAAACAACCCTGAAAGTGAACTTTCCAATTCAGTGAATCTCATCGAGCTTGACAACAGGCTCAAGGATGAGGTGATTTTAGTTAAATCACGCTCCACTATTAAAGGTAGCACTGCCTCAATCTCCTCAGTCGCGGTTAACGACCCCACTTTTGGAGAGGCTTTACTTGTGCTTAAAGAAAGAGTTATAAGTGTACAAGACTTCAAATTAGTCTCTGTCTACTCTTTCTTTGATCAATCAAAGACTATAAAAGAACAATTCAGAAGTCTTTGGTTAATTACAGTCGATCTATTCAGAACAATCATATTGTATGGTTACTCTATTAAAGAGACTGCTTTACGGGCGAGAATGATAAGGCATTGGATCACATGGTCAGTGTTAACATTTTCGATTCCCGACAAAAAGGAACTTCATAATGAAGTCTGGGAAATTTCACCATGGATCAAAGTAGTTAAATATAAATTGGCTGCTTTTGCTGCATGGGCGAAACAATCAGATGTTCTCCCTAAATGTCCTTTTGTTGGTATTTCTGATAATCCTGCCATCCTTATCGATGCGGATTTCCATAGTTTTATTTTAACACAAAGAAATAAGACAACCGGTATTAATCAGGAATACTACTACATGTCTTTAGTCGATACTCTATGTAGAGGAGTAAAGAAAGGAGCGGACAGATCAACGGATGTTGACTGTTTGGTATCTTCTCTTGAAACATTCGACCTCTTTACGACACCTAAAGTAAAGAGTACATATCTTGATTTATCTGTTCAAGATATGGAAGATGAAATTTGGCGCTCAACGTTAGAAGTTATTGGTGAATCAGTTTTTGATCCAAAATGGAATAATTGCCCAAGTTTCTCATCGTGTACTGAGAATTCTCTTAGGAAAGGTGGTCATGTAGCGGAAGTAAAGAAAGTCATTCGACGATATCCTCGGGAACCTTTATATAAGGTGAAATATGGCATGCTTACCGAGCCATTCCCTCAACACTGTTATAATGATACAGGTGTTACCGACCCTTTATGTAATAAGCCAATTCCTTCACAAGATGATGGTATGCTAGGATTGCAAAAGGTTGGTGAGATGCGTTCTACAAAGTATATTGAATATGGGATTAACCCGGAGAACTTTGGAACCGATATTGATATCGAAGAATTATGTGAGTATTGTCTCACAATGCCTTCAGAAATTAAGCCAATTGGTCTTAAAGAGGCCCTGAAGGTTAGAGGAATCACTACCCCTTGCGCGCTTGAAACATGGCTCTTGAAACCGTTACAAAAGTTTCTTGCAAAGTGTTTATTAAAGCACGCTGTCTTCTCCGTTACCGGAACACCTTTAACCCCAGCTCATTTAGAGAGGGTATTTAAAGAGTTAAGAGATGACGAGCAATTTGTCTCAGGGGACTACGATAATGCAACTAATCAGATGATCGGTAGTTACACTAGAGTTTGTTTACAGACTATATGTGATAAGCTACAATTATCTGAGGCTTATGGTGCTGTTGCTGTTCGCAGTCTATGTGATTGTTTAGTTACATTTGAATATGTTACGCCATCGGGTGTTAAGAAGAAATTGAGCGCAATGCAACAAGAAGCTCAACCGATGGGAAAGATTTTATCTTTCACTGTACTATGCATTATAAACTTTGCTGTATGCAGAGCTGCTTTGGAAAGAGACCGT